GGGGCTCAACATAAATATATGTGCCTGGATAAGTATTAACATCCAAATAAGTTTTAATATTGGCATCATATAATACTCTCAATTGTTGTAATCCATCATAGCCTTCTTGCTCAAATCTTACTTCAGCTAAACCAGGAGCATCAGTTTTAGTCAAATCGATTGTTTTAACCATACCTTTATCTTTTCCAACTTGATAATGCCATATGCCCGCTGCTTGATCTGCAAGTTTGTCGCCGTTCATGGCTTCTGTTGGATGTGTTCGCGCTATAAAATATGTTAGGTAATTTATCTCGTTTTCAAAGCCACCATCGAATCCGGCATTATCTCTATTACTCATCACATTAAGAATCGGTCTTTCTTTAACATCCGGCACAATCATTCTTGTGGTCCCATTGTCAATACACCACTTGGTAATTGAATCCTCTAATACGTTATCGTCCTTATAGGCAGTTATTGAGTTTTGAGCCAATATTGCTTTTTGCTTGGCTCGATTCCCGTAACAAGTATCTTTATTCAGAAAATCCTTAATAAATTGATTGAAAAAATCATTAAAAAATTTTGGTAATTTATAAATTTCTCGATCTTTTTTAAGAACACGTTCAGTCAGAAATTCCATAAAATACTTAGCAGAAACCGGGATATCTCCAAGATTGACCATGGTAGTGCCTATTACTTGTCCTGCTGCATTTGCATTAACAAGCTCAATAGGGCCCAATAATAGTCTAAATTTCATGAAATTATCTCTAAATCTTTTATAATCATTAATTTCTTCTTTTAGTTGCTCTTTAATCGATTCATCTTCAATCTCTTCTAGTTTCTCGGGTACCTTTTTTAACGCTTCTCCAATATATTTCAATATAACATCCATTAAATCACTAACCCAAAAGAAAGTGACACATTGAAAAGGATCAATTATAACACGATTTTTATCAGTTGTCGGCGTATCATCTCCTTCTACTGGTACGTCAACTCGAACATCTTCGAGAGCCTCCCCAGACTGCCCTTTTGATTCTTCCGTACCAACGGTAACAATCGATTCTTTTAATTGAGTTAAATATTTTTTATCTATTTTGCTAAAAGGGCCTTCCTGTCGATATTTGTTTAATTCTTCCCATGGAACATTAATAAATCTAATTTTCTTTTCTCTGAGCATGTTATTCATAAATGCTCTCATATTTTGTATTTTTTCGCTTTCTATTAATTTTGCTTGTTCGTCGCTATTCTTTAATTCGGCTAATTCTTTCTGCTGATCTTCATCTTCGCAATTTTTACTTAATACTTTATATTTAAATTTCCTAGAAATTTGAGATGCCAGCACTTCTTCATCTGTAAAAATATTAAAATTAGGATGATCGAAGAAATCTTCAACATAAGCAAGATAATTTATTGTAAGCGTGGTTCTGCCCATTTCGTCTAGTCCGAAATCGTGAACTGTTGGCGTTAAATTGAGAGTTATCGCTGAATCATATATAGCGCTTGATAACTCATTAGAAATTACAGACGGAAGGCTCCCTCCAACGCTCGGGTTTGACCATCCGAGGATAGCTTTTAACCTAAAATTTAACTTCGCGGTGCTATTTAAATCAACGTTCCTGTTCTGAGGATTCATTATATCGGGACTGAATGTCTTATTGCCGCCAGTCTTCATCGCCAAATCAACATACGCATAATCATAAACTACGGATCTTTTCGCGTCGTCTTCTTTTGAATCTGGATCCGGCTCAGTCATTGTAGATTGTCTTGGTCTTAGCAATTCGCTAAATGAATTAGCAAATAAAACTAGTTTTGCTTTTATTGATTTTTTAACTGAAAATGGGTTTTGTCCTTCGTATGAAAAAGTAAAATTTTTGAGACCAACTCCGTGGCCACGCACTTCTTTTCTCTTCATAAAATCAGCAACATCTTCTTTACTATAATGAGAATCAAATTTCATTTCAACTTGACTTTCATTTCCGTTCTCGTCAGCAGTTATTTTAAAGAGGCGAATCATTGGCTGTAAAGCTGAAATTTGTTGTGTTTCCATATCAAAAAATGTCGCTTTGCTCGGAGCTTGTGTTAAAGCATTAATTAGCCCATAAGGATCGCCCTGTACCATTAAACTTGAATTATAAGCGGTAGTGGGGAGCGTTTTGTTCCCTTTTGTTATATCGATCTCCTTCTTTACTTCAGCGAATTCTTGGATATTTGCCAACAAAAAGCACTGTTCTTTGAATTTAATATTTCCAAATTTGCCTATTGCTATTAATTCATCGGTTTCAGCACGAACTCTATCAGCAAGGGCCTGTGTCGCTGCTCCTGGTTCGCCGCCTATTATTGCTAAAAGATGCGATAGGGACGTAGAATCTTCGCCTATGATCTCTTGAAATTCTGTTAGAAACTCGTTAACGAAGGCGCGCCCGATCAGCTTATCCATTTCCGTCACTATACAGCTTGGACTTAATAGATCGCTCGGATTGCAAGGATCCCACGGGCACTGGGACCACTTATCCTGGCCGGCCGTATTGCCGGGGGACCTGTTGACCCACTCTGGCCAGCCATTCCTAATGAATGATTCCGCTTCTAGGGGCTTACCTGCCATTTGTGCAGCCAACCCATTCCAGTGATCTTCACCATAAAGATCGCCTTCTGGATATGTGAGATCAGCCCCTGTGGGGGTTGCTGCATTATATGCAGATAAACCGCAGCCTCTCCAGGTATCAAAAGGAGAAAACTGGGTCTTAACGGTCTTGGTTATCCCATCTACAATCTGTTTTCCCCATCCGTTGTCACCGCAGCACGCTACAAATTTCTCGTATGTCGATACATCTTGACTACCGAAGCCCCACTTCGCGTTTACATTGGCATATTCGTGTGCTTTGTCTTTATACTGTTCCTCGTAAATTTGTTCAATTGATTTTTGATAAGCCTCCCAAAGAGTACCTTCCTCATTCTGAAAATCATAAAATAAATTGTATACTGATTGTTGATCGTAGCCGCTAGCCATGTTTAAACTATACTCCTAAAACATTCAACACATCTTCAATATTCAAAGGAATATAGAGTGTGGCACCATTTTTTATATCAGCTTCAACCCCGTAGCCGTTCCACCACGCGATAACCCACCAATAACGAGGATCGCCATAGAATTTATGTGAGAGATTATACAATCTATCCCCATATTTCCAGATCCGGGTTGTCATTTTTACGCCCCTTCGTTCTTGTACGGTTGGATTTTTAATTTTCATAGTACCATGATGCACAATTACTTTCTTATCTCGCGATTTCCTCAAAGGAGCATAATATTCGCTATTGTTCATTAATTTTCTGGCTTTATTGTATCTTGTAGGCATAAAATGTGTTCCTAGTCTTCCGTCTGCTTCTGGTCCATCAGGTGCTCCCATTCGCCAATGGCGGCATGGGCGCGAATAGCTTTGAGGGCCTCTTCTTCGGCCGACCCGATCAGCCGTGCTGCCGCGGCGTTATCACCTTCTGCATCTTCGCTTGTGGCCGGAACCGCAGCTGCAGCGGCATTCGATTTTTCTTCGTCAGTGTCGCCTAAATCATCGGCGGCGCCAAGAAGTCCTGTCTCGCCACTAGCGAGCCCCTCGATAGTTTTTAGAGAGGACATGGTTTCAGACATGTCGAGGGGGGCGTAGTCCAGGGTGTCCATGGTCTCTGCCATATAAGGAAACCCTGGGGATGCGAAAATCAAATTTGATCCGGCGCCGGTATCGCCATCAACAGTTGTTCCTGCTTTCCAACCAACAGGATGCTCATGGATTGGGCTAAAATCTAAACTAATGTCTATTAATTTCGGAAGAATTGTATTTTTTCCCTTTTCAATTACGCCGGCGTCTGAATTTGCAAGGTTGTGGTCTACTGATACACTATTTATAACGCCCAACAAACCTCCACTAGAATCGGTAGTTGACACATAAGCGGTATCGGGGCCCTCATTTAACCCGACAATCGTAGTTGTAGTGCTTGCATCTTGCGCTAAATTCATTACCTTTAATCTAACTAATGGAGATTGTGCAATTGTAGCTGCATTATTAACATCAGTATAGGTTGGATACAAAAATTGAACTAATTGTTGGACTTTAGCTAAATTTTCGTAAGCTTCGCCAGAGCTAACTGCGGGAACCTTAAATGCTAAGCTTATTTTTCTTGTTGTGTTCTTAAATATATATATAGGATCGGCGCGGCCATAAACAGTTTCTGCTGTCCAATCAGGAGCATACGTATCATTAAATGCAGTTATAAATGCTTTAAAGAAAACAAATTTACCAGAGGGCACATGATGAAATGATATCACAAGGCCGGCGATATTGGCTAAGGCATCTTCACCGGCATAAATACTGCTAGGGGTTACCGCCGTATATTTATCATATTTAAAATCATATTGATCTTCGTTATTATCGTCTGCCATAATATAATTCCTTATGCAAAGTTAACTTCATAAACTTTTTCGCCCACTACTTCAACTACAAATTCAGCCAATTTATCACCCTTTAATTCTATTGAAATTGGCTGGCGCACCTTTTCGACTGTTCTTGGGGGGGCGCCGGCGGGGGGCGCTGCAGTGGGGGTGCCAGCACCGCCTACTCCACCGGGCACTATCGGGGCCATGGCTGCAGCGAGCCCGCCGGCGGCCGTTGCGGCGACTGTGGTAGCGGCCATAGAAGCAATAAATTCAACATTCTTTCTAAGTGGAATATCTGTTATGGCTGCCCCAATTTTCATTATATTCTCGGCTACCTCTGGGGCCGCAAGAGCAGTGAAAAGGCTCGTAATGCCAGATAAAACGCCAGACATCAAAGAACCAAGAGCATTAATTAGTTTTGTCATTAGACTAATCGGATTTAATGCCTCAAAAACAGCTATAGCAATATCCTTAAAAACATGTGCAATCTTACCGAGACCTTCAAGGAAAGTCGATGCGCTAACATCTTTTTTGAAAAGCCACGTCATTAATGCAATAAAAGCGGTAAGGGCGAGACCAACAGCAATCATTAGTCCACCAGTTGATACATTTAAAGCGGCTGCAGCGCCCGCAAGAGTATATGTCGATGTGGCTGCGACTCCCTGAGTCGTCGCCAGGGCAGCGGTCGTTGCGGTGGCCCCTGCCTGAGTCGTCGCCAGGGCGCCAGTCGAGGCGGCTGCTGCAGCGTTGGCCGCGGCCACGCCAGCGGTCGTTGCGGTGGCCCCTGCCTGAGTCGTCGCCAGGGCCCCAGTCGAGGCGGCTGCTGCAGCGTTGGCCGCGGCCACGCCAGCGGACGCAACTGACCATGCTTTGAGAGCTATCTGGATGAGCCTAATACCCTGAAAGAGCTTAAATAATGCAATAAAACCAACTACGACTTTGGTAAGAATGGCTAGGTTCTCGGCATTCTTGCCTAGCCATTCTGCAAATGAACTAAGCTTGTCTATAAGTGGTGTAAAAACGGGTATCATTTGTACAAATGTCATATTAAGTTTTTCTTGAAAACTTTGCATTGTTTGCGCTCTTCTGGCAGCTTCTTCAATATTTTGTGAAGATTCCTCTACTGATCCCGATACAAGATCCGTATTACCACTCATTACTAATGCGAGTTCACTAACATCAGATAATCCTAGAGAATCAGCATAAAATTTCTTTTGATAATAGGACATATCATCAAAGGATAGGCCCGCTTGATCAAGAGAATCCCTAATCATCTCAAAACGTTCAGCAGGATTTGTGGCCATCATCATATCCATTGCATTAACAAAATTGCCGCCCATTGCCGCATTTAATTTACCTGCCATTTCGGCGGCGCCTTCAAATGTATCGAATTTATCTGTAAGCGTGAGAATTTTCTGCATTTCCATACCGGAAACTTTGGCAGCAATTTGCAAATCCTTAAATGCGCCAACACCCTGATCGCCCATTTTTGCCATCATAGCGCCGGCGCCGGCAAATTGTTTTGCCATTTCTGCGGGTGCAACACCCAGATTTTCTGCAAATTTCTCCAAATCAAGCATATTCTGTTCGGCTTCTGTTGAGGACATACCAAGCGCTTTAGTTGAAATCTGAACACTAGCGGCGAAATCTTGATTGCTAATGCCCATTTTGTCCAAAATGGCGCCAGTCTTTATTAATGACTTTTGTTGTCCTTCTGAGGCAAAAGTAAAATCTGTAAATCCTGCATGCAAGGCTTGTGTTGCGGCAGATGCATTTTCTGCTGTCACACCGTACTGGCGTGTCTCTTCGTATACGTTCGTAACAGATCTCGCGAGATCCTGGCTGGCGCCGGTTGCTTTCATAAAGCCGGCTTCCATATCGTGTAGGTTTTTGGCAAGATCAAAAACCGATTTTCCAAATTTTAGAAGGGCGACGGTGCCGAGTGTCTGCGCGGTCAACATGGGTGCCTTGACAGCGCGTTTTAAAACATCAGGAATAGCCTTATCTATAAGCCTCCAGTTAGCTTCTTCCTTCTTTAAGGCTTTTAGTTTATCAATATTCTGCTTGTTGCCGAGTTTAATTTCTTTTTCGAATTGTCTTATCTGCTTCCTTCTTAGCTCAATTGTTACTTCTCGTTTTAAATTCGATGCCACCTGACGGACATGTAATTTATCATTGGCATAAATAAGTTCATTTAATGCTTTTAATTCGTCCTCAAGCTGCTTAATGGAAGTTTGTTTGCTGTGTAAAATCTCTACTAGCTGGCCTTTAATCTCTTTGCGCAGAGATCCTAGCTCCCGCACTTGCTCCAACTGCTCTTCAGTTAATGCATTAAGCATTTTACGTAACTCTGTTTCATCCCTAAGAGCATTAAGCTCTTCCGCAAGTTGTTCTGGGGTTCTATTATTGTTATCATCAGCCAAGGTACAAACCTCTCTTTATATAAAACTAATTAGTAATCCACAAAAAAAGATAAGACCGCCGAAGCAGTCTTATCTATCTTATTAATTACATTTTGGGCGGTGGTCCAGGCTGATTAAATCGGCTTAGCGTTTGAGTTCTTGAATTGCCACCCTTCTGAGCTTCTTCAATCGCCTCTTTTTCCATCTCAAGTTGTTTAACTAGTCTCTCGACAAACCACTTTCTAAGCCCTAAAGGAAGATTATAAGCTTCCGAAAAACTCCATCCACCTGAATATTTCAGAAAGAAAAATTGCTCATATATGTTTTCCATATATTCATCGGTCAGGCCAAAAAAAGTCCGCTGAAAGCGGCACCTCCATGTCCTGCTCATAGTCACACTCATTGCATTCAAAATGCTGTGTTAAATCCACATTTGGCGCGGCGAGACGGTAAGCCAAACGGAGATGTCGAGAATCGATTGATGGAATATTATCAACTAAATATTTTCTTGCTTGTGAAGAAGTATCGCCACCAACAGCAACAATCATGGCAGATAATTGTCTCGTTATGTTTTTTTCTGTTGCTTGTCTATTTTTACGTTCTGCTTCCATTCCAGCAATAAAAGCTTTTTCATCTTTGCCGGTAAGTAATCTAAAAGTTACATCAATTTCAGTTCTTGGAAGTTGTACGGTAAATGTACCATTCTCATTAACCTCAACATCCAATTCCGAAATATCTTCTCCATTATAAACTTTTGCAGAATTTAAATTAAAAGAATATTCCTGTTTTGTCGCACAACTTGGACAAGCTACTTGTGTAGCATATTCGCTACCATAACCTGAAACTCTTGTGGCAATAACAATTGCATTTCGATCACCGACCAAAAGAGAGTTGGAATCAATCTTTTTGTCCATAATTATGCTCTCAATAACGCGATCTAATGCAATACCTTTTTTAAGCAGAGAACGCGAAGTAAGAATATCTTCTTCTTTGGCAGTCATTTGCTTAATTTCAATTGTTTCTTGTCCATGAAGGGGGTGACCTTCTGGATAAAATCTTCCACCTGACGGAAGTTCAACAAACTCTGTTGGTACAACAAAAGAAAATGGATTATCTTGATTTTGTGTCATTACTTGCGGAGGGGGTGATGTGTTTTCTGGGGTATTCGTACCCATTCCCGTCCGATCTCTATTTCTAGCCAATATACACCTCGTTTATTTGTTAGCTAATATTTTTTTTAAGCGGTAGTCGTCGCTGGAGTTGTGGCCGGCAGGGGAACACTGTCGTCTAGGAGGGCCCAGTCATACTTTATGGTAAGAGATAGTTCTGTTAACTCATCATCGCCATATGCCAAATCTCCAAACTTAACATCTATAACGAATGCATTGTGCATAGTCCACTTTTCAATCTCTGTGCCTTTAGAATCAAGCTGTGTTATGTTAACTAGTCCCAAGCCGGATACAGCCCTATCCTTGGAAATCGTGCTAAAGGCTTCATCGGCGGTTTGCGCGGACGGAGTGCCCGGAACTACCCAGCCGGAGCTTCCTAAAAACTCCCACAATTTCCCGGCCACGTCTGGCGTAGTTGGATCGACAAGAGTAATTTCTACCTCATTCCAACTTAAAGTACCAGGATAATAAAATGTATAATTTAAATACTTATGTTCTCCGGCTGCAATCGTAAAAGATGGCTTTGTCGCCGTCTTGGCATACCAAAGAACGGGACTACCATTATCATCCTTCCACGAGGTAAACTCTACCTTAAATCTGAATTTTCTTTTTGGTTCTTTAAAGCCGGCTTCTGCCGCATTTGCTGTCCAGAATGACATATTTAGTACTCCTATGGCCTACTTTTAAATAGTGCGGCGATAAAAAATCGCTCTCTCTTTCTAATCATCAAACGAGGCTCCAGTTGACATGATAACAAAGTCAATTGCGATGAATTCAATCGCACGGGCTGGTTTAACCATGATCTTCGCATACAAGATGTTCTGATCGACCAAATCAGGTGTTGTTGTGGACGAATCCAAAATTAACCTATAATCAGTAATACCAAGTTGAGTCTTTACATTGTGCAAGAATGGATCAACAAGACCGATAAATCGATTCCATGTACCCTGAACGTTCTGATCGAATAGAAGCTGAGATGTGAGAATTGAAATTTGCTTCTTCAAGTAAATAACAAGTCTTCTAACATTGATCCTATCAAGAGCCGAACGACGTTCTTGTAGTGTCTTTTGACCGAAAACTACAATGCCTGTAGAGGGGAAAGACGCAATTGGGTTGATTCTAGCCTCATAAAGCGTATCGCGCTCTTTAGAGGTTAATCTCTCGGAAACATTAACGACTGGAATTCCAGCGGCACCATCTGTTAATCCACCTCTATTGAAGCCGGCAGGTGCGAACCAAAGCTGAGATTTTCTTTCAGAACTGGCTAATACACCCAACATGGCAACTGTTGGCGGAATCCAAACAAGCTGACCGGTCGTTTCGTCACGAGTCTGAACCCATGGGTAGAAAGTAGCGCCATAAGAAGAGTCAACTCTTCTATCTTTTAAAGCGGTAGCAGCATTAGTTGGTGTTGTGCCAATTCTGTCGTTTCTATTGCTCTTATACGCTTCGTGTGCCGGGATGTATACGTTTGCTAAATCTATTAGCGCTAAAGCATCACCACGCTCTTCGCAAACATCAATCATGTGGACTGTGAGAGAATCATTCGTTAACCCAGGAACAACTAATGTATTCATATCGATAAATTCAGGATCCGCAACTGTATCAATTGCTCTGCGATAAGTGTGATAAGCATAGCTATTATTTTCCGTA